TTTTAGTTGCAGTGTTCTGTCTAAAATTAGCAGTAGTAAAACCTGGTGTTTGTGGAAAATCTCCTATAAAGGCCATTATACTGTTACTCCTGTTTTACCACGACTGTTCATCGCTTGGTTAATAATACCAACGATTGTGCTTCTGCGTTCTACAAGCAATTGATCAAATCCTCTGGCATCTGTTGTTGTTATGTTAAAGTTTACATTTACTGGTCCGTTGCCACCACCGTTCATATCTTCAAGTGCAGTTGCTACTTCTCTTGGTATAACTGTGCCTCTCTGTTTAGGCACAATAAGTTCTGGTCCATCTTCACCAACTACTGTTGGTTGATTTAGATTAAGTGCACCACCTCTTTGTCTACCTGTATACTGTTGACTTCTAATTGTAGCAACATTGGCCAAACCTGCCGCTACCACTGCCGCCGCCGCAATAAAGTTGAATGGTGGTGGATATGTAGCAAGTGCCTTGGTTGCACCTTGGTAAGTGTTCATAATCGCTTCTGCAATTCTCATTGCTTTAGCGGCCTGAAATGCTTTCTTATTGTATTTGCCTAATGCTTCAAATGTATCAGCAATCTGTCCAATGGCAAATTGTGCTTTTTCACGCTCGGATTTCTTTTCAAACTCTATTCTTTTGTTTGCAATTTCCTGTTGTCTTTCTTCATAACCTTTGCGTTGTAAGAATTCTTTTTCTTTGTCAGTAAGTTGTTCTTGAATTAAATTTTTACTTGTTGCTAAACGATGTCTAATACTGTTTTCATATTGTCTATCCTGTTCAGCAAGACTTTCTTCATTTAATCTCTTAACTTCATCTTGGAAAATAGTTTCAAGTTCAAGTTTTCTTGTGTTAAAATCTTCAAGTAAAATTTGCTTTGAATCTAATTCTTCTTGTAGCAATTCAATTGCACGATTCTTACCTGCTTCAAGTATTTCTAATTCTTTTGTTCTAAATAAAATAGTTTTTTCAATCAATGAAGTAGAAGCACTTTCAACTTGTTTCATTAGTTCAAGTTCTTTGTTTGCCGCTTGAGTGCCTTTGTATTTTAATTCAAGTCTTATTTTTTCTTGTGCTGTTAATTCTCTACCTAATTGAATTTCTGCAATTTTGATTTTTCTTGCCGCTTCATCAGTAATCAATGCCGTTTTTGCCATAGCATGATTTTCTGTTGCTTTTTGTAGGATCTGTTCGTAAGTTGTTTTGATAGAAACAAGTTTATCTGCTTGTTCTTTTAGGTTTTGCCCAGTGCCCGATGTTGCTTCATTTACCTTGTTAGCATTTTCTTTTTGTGCTTCAAGTTCTTGGTTAATTTTTTCATTGTCAATGGCCAATTGATTTGCTTTTTCATTGATGTTGCCCATTGCTTGATTGAATTCATCTAAACCTACAATGTTTTCACTGATTTTCTCACCAACAGCATTAAATCCATTTTCTAATTTGTCTAAGGCCGCATCAGCAACACCACCAATGTTCATTTTTTCTGCAAGTTTACTAAATGCACCAGTTAGATATTCAACACCAGCGGCAAGTATCAATGCACCTGCAATTAATGGGTTGGCCGCCGCAACCAATGTCATTGTCTTGATTGCTCTTGTTGCCAACACAATACCTTTAACAAGGTGTGAACCAAATGCAAACGCAATTGATCCTAATGCAACAGTAATTTTAAGAGCAAAGAATGCCGCGAATGCTTTACCAATAAGGTCAATGTTTCTAATAACAAGAATCATTGCTTCTTTGGCAAACAAGAATGCTTTGGTTAGGTTTATACCTATTTCTCTTACTGCTTCTTTGTTGTTTTCAATGTAATCTGTTAGACTTTTTGCTGTGTCACCAAGTGCTTTATTGAAACCCTGTTTACCAATGGCAAACTGTGCATTTTGAATTGCAATTTGCAAGTTTGAAAATGCAACACTGGTATTGGCAAGTCTTGCCTCAGTAGCACCACCAAATCTTTCTCTTATTCCATCAGTTAGAGCAGTTAAGATAACATTTGCACCTTCGGCAGTTTTACCAAGGTCACTTAATTGTAATCTATTTCTACCTAATTTCTGTTGTAAGATATCAAATACAGGAATACCTCTATCTGCAAGTCTGTTTAGTTCTTCAAGACCCAAACCACCTGCTGTTGTTCTTGAAAATAGATCAGTGATTGCCTGTAATGATCCTAATTGATCAGTTGTAACCGCCGCGGCATCTGTAAAGAGTGTTAGCAGTTCTTCTGTTGGTTTGATACCAGCAGTTTGTAGTTTGATATAGGTGTTTGTTAATTCTTCTACACCAAACTGTGTCTTAGTTGAAAACTGTGTAATGAAGTCAAATGCTTCAGCACCTGCTTTGGCACTGCCAGCAACCGTATTCAAAGTAGTTTGTAAATCTTCAAATCTTGTTGTGGTTGTTACAATGTTTCTAATTAAATTTGCACCACCAATGGCACCAAGTGCAGTAGCGGCAAGGCCTGCTACCCTATTAACACCCAATAGGCCCTTGTTTAGATTTGTTAATCTTTGACTGATATTAGATAACGCTCTTTGCGTTTTATCTAATACGCGGATTTCTACTGTTTGCACGGCCACTTGTCATTGCCTCCTTACCTTTTTCATGCTGTAATACGAACCATTCATACCACAGTTGTATTTCAAGGACACTGAGTTGCATAACCTCTTCAATACTCTTATGCAAGTGCTCTGCAATTCTCATAATCAATTGCAGTTCAGTGTCCTGCTTTAGTTTTTTATTACTTCCTCATATTCTGAGGTAGCACTATTCAATTCAGTGGCAACGCGAATTAACACTTGAGGATCAACTTCGTGCATCGATGTGTTTTTGTCAAACTTTGTAAACATTGGTTTTCCATCTGGATCCAATGCTTTTAGTATGATTGACTCAACTAATGCTTCAACAGTTTTTCCCTGTTGCTGTAATTGAATAATTTTGCTTTCTACTGCAAAACTATAAGCAGGTTTAAAAAAGATATCTGATTTCCATTCTGGCACAGTCATCTTTTTTAGTTCACCACCTAATTTAGTAGTGAAATGTTCTTTGGCATTTTGTAAAACGCTCATTTATATCTCCTTTTAGATATTTCCCTAATAGTAGGCCCTATAATACCATTAGGTGCTTGTTTCTTTGAATGACCCTCTTCTAAAGCGACAATATAGGGAACGCGGTTGACAATGCGTTTCTGTTGATACGCATTTTCGAGTCGCCAACCACGTCTCGCTTGTCCCTTATCAATTGGAGTTTTTTGTTTAACAACCTCCAATGTATCTTTCGCCACTCTCGCCATCATGGACTCTTTTTCTCTTTCAAGAGTCCTTACTGCGTTTTTAGTGCCCCGAATCACTATAGATAGCATAATGTATTACACAGACTCTACGTCTAATGCACCATTACCTTGGAAGTTTACTGTGCAAGTTACAAGGTCATCAAATGATGCTGTTCTTGAAACTGAAGTAACAATAACCTTACCTGTGAATTTCTCTCCAGTTGTTGTGTTTGGAAAGAATTCAATGTATAAGTCACCGTCTGCGTCTGGACGGAAAGCGTCTGATGCCGCTGTGTGTCCATCGTCGTAAATTACTTCCATTGATCCAGTGAATGAGTGTAATCCGCTTTTGTAAGTTCTTGCTGAATCTCCCATGATCGTATCTTCAATTACATCCTTGGTGTGCTCCACTGTCCAAGAACGAACTTCAGCGATTGCTACTTCACCGGCACTGTCGGTTCCGATTTTAACGGTTCCGTTTTCTCCTGTATATGTTGCCATATCTTAGTTCTCCTCTTTTGGTGTAAAGTCGTCTTCTGAATAGGTCCAGTTATCTTCCCCACAATCTTTGTATGAATGCTCTTCGCTTCCACACTCGATGCAAGGAACAGCATCTAACTCTTCCTCAGTGGGTTCAATATCTTCAACTTTTTCTTCTTCGACTGGTTGTGAAGTCACTTCCGCAGATGCAGAAACTTTTTCTTTCTTACCCTTGGGTTGTGACTTTTTTCCTTGTGTTGGATTGTCAGTTGACCATCCTTCATCAAGAAATCTTTGTAAACGGTCGGCCTCAACTTTTTGCCATTCACCGCCTTTGTATATTTTAATATATGTTACTGGCATTATACTGCTCCTTTAGTAAATGAGTAGTGAACTTCAGCAATCACGACAAATTCACCTAATGGTGGTGTTCTGTCTATGACTTCGATTGAAGTTACATGAGTTGTTGCGGCACGGGCCGTTGCGAGTTCTCTATCTCTGTTAGTGTTTAACGCTTCTTCTATTCTTTCAATTAGGGCGTTTCTTTTTTCGTCTACACTTTGAACGAAACCTTTGCGTCCGTCTGAACGAACGAATCCTCTAATCTGCACTTCAATGATGCCGCGTCTATAACCACCCATTGCTTGGTCTTCGCGTGTTTCATTGCCTGTGGTTACAAGTAGTGCTGGGAATTGTGTCATTGCAAGTTTGTCCACATCAAATGGTTCTCTTGACACGAATGTAGGTCTTGGAGGATTCATATCCTTCAAAACTTCAATAATATTTGTGGTAACGGTTTCTCTGTTTGACATACCCTACTACCTTTTAAGGCGTAGGAAATGCTGTGGTTCTTTTTCAGTATCTGTTACTGTTCCTGAAGAATCTGCATCATATTCTACACCGTCTCTTAAAACTAAATCTAATTCACGCTCATATTCTTTTCTATAGAATTCCATTTTGCGTTCAAATAGATCTTGGTCTGGTTCAAATTTTGCTAATTTAGGGTAGACATGGAAACCCAAAGCATTGTATACAGTTGCTCTTGTTAGTTGACTTGCTGTGTATAGATCTTCGTCAGGTTCAATTTGTCCTGATGCAAGTCTTCTTAAATCATAGAGACCAATCTGTTGTGTAGGCCACCAACGGATACGTAGGTCGCGGAATACGTCATTTTGTGCTTTGGTTAATTCTTCATCGAAATCAGGGATACCAAAATCAAGAATATCTGGTTCGTAATCTTGGATGTCTGAGATTGTTGCTGTTGTAATCGCCATAGGATACTGTCCTTAATAATATGCTATGAGTCCTTCTCATACCACTAAATTGTTTA